TAGTACCTGAGTGTGATGCATATTGTCTTTCTAAGCTTCTCGGTAAGGCAGAGGAAAAGGGTAACGTTGTTGCAACAGGTACGGCTACACCCTTTAAAACCTTTACTTCGCTTGTAGCGAAAGCGCGTGAGAAGGCTGGCTTTGACGCAGAGCTTGTATGCTACGTAAACGGTGCTATGTACGCTGCTCTTCAGAACTCCACCGAATTCCAGAAACAAGTTATTATTTCTGATTTTAAATCAGGTGAAATTTCTCTTAAGGTTAAAACCATTGATGACGTAAAGATAATTCCGGTTAGTTCTTCAAGAATGAAGAGCGCATATACCTTCGTTGAAGACGGTGAAACTACCGAAGGCGGATTTACTGCAGCAGAAGGAGCTAAGGACGTAACTATGCTTGTTGTACCCGTTAACGGTGTAAGTCTTGTTAAAAAGACAGAAACAATGCGAATCTTTACCCCTGAGCAGAATCTTGATGCAGACGCTTATAAATTCGACTACAGAATTTATTACGATATCTTCGTTAAGAAGAGCGCTATCGAAGCTATTCAGGGCTGTACCGAAGCATAAAAATACATAAAAAGGGAAGCGGCCAAGCCGTTTCCCTTTTGGTGCTGTATAACATTTAAAAATTCAGGAGAAATATAAATGGAAATGAATAATTTAACGCCGGCGAATATATTCAGTCAGTTTAAGGCCGGCAGTGAATATAAAGCGGGTATTGGTAAAAAAGGACTGTTTGAGCAGTCTAAAATGAATGAACGCTTTTATGTCGGAGACCAATGGCACGGCGCTAACGTGGGAAATAAACCACTTGTTCGCCATAATATCATAAGACGAATCGGCGAATATAAAAGAGCTATTATTGCTGCAAACCCTATAGCGGTTAATTACAGCGCAGAGGGTGTGCCAAATACCGTTGAGCTTTATAACGATATACAGTCTGAGCGTAAGGAAATAGCAAGCGGTAACACAACCGATTACAGCCAAAATTCCAAAGAAAATGAAATCGCGCTTATAACAGGAGCTTTATCCGACTATTTTAAAGTTTCCGCCGAGCGCCTTAAATTTGACTATAAAAAGGATAAGGTAATAAAGAATGCATATATTACGGGTACCGGAATCCTTTATACATATTGGGACAGTGAAATTAACACCGGCCTTTATGCCGATGAAAACAAAGAACAGGCAATCAAAGGAGATATTGCCTGCGAGGTATTAAATATTGAAAACGTTGTTTTCGGTGAGCCTAACAACGAGGATATTCAAAGTCAGCCGTATATTGATATAGCTCAGAGAAAGAGCATTGCCGAATTAAAACGCGAAGCAAAGTCAAACGGCATTAGTGACAAAGAAATTGCGAATATCAAAGAAGACAAGGATTTTACCTTTGTATCGAGTGAGAGAAGTGAGTCTGAACCCGAAAACAGTAAACGTGCAAAGGTTATAACACGTCTCTTTAAAAAATATAACGAAGACGGAAGCTGCAGTATACACGGTATAAAGGTTACTGAGAGCGCCGTTATAAGAAATGAATGGGATTTAGGTATCTCATTATACCCTATAGCAATATACAGTTGGGATGAAAGACAGGGCTGTATATATGGAGATAGTGAAATTACCTATCTCATACCAAATCAGATAGCTATAAACAGAGTTCTTACTTCTTGGGTATGGGCTCAGATGATGAACGGTATGCCGATTATGCTGCAAAACGGTGATACGGTAGTAGACAAGATAACTAATATGCCGGGAGAGATTATAAAGGTTTACGGCGGCGAGGGAGATATACGCGGCGCGGTTTCGTATCTTAATCCACCTGCTTTTGGAAGCGGTTATCAGGCGACGGTAAACGACCTTATAAATACAACCCTTTCTTGCGCAGGCGCTAACGATGCGGCTCTCGGTGACGTTAACCCGAATAATATGTCGGCATTGGTAGTTGCAAGGGAAGCGGCCACAATGCCTATGCAGCTTCATCAGAACAGATTTTATCAGTTTTGTGAAGACGTTGCGAGGATATGGGCGGAAATGTGGCTTAAAAACTACGGTAAACGGCACCTGAAAATTGAGGATGAAAGCGGAGTATGGTATTTGCCCTTTGATGCCGGGAAGTATAAGGATTTGATTCTCAGCGTAAGAGTGGACGTAGGTGCTTCTACAATGTGGGGCGTGAGTCAGGATATTTCTAACTTGAATAATCTGCTACAAACACAGATTATTACACCTTTGCAATATCTAAAAAGTTTACCTAAGAATACAATACCTAACCAAACAGGACTGATAAGAGAACTGCAGAGTGCTCAAAACAATACTACAACGGATGTAGAGGAAATATTAACTCAGCTCGGAATGAGTGAAGCGGAGAAACAGGAATTTTATAAGCTACCTGCAGAGGAGCAGCAGAAGATACTGTCTTCAGCTTTTGGCGCCGGAAAACAAAATACGGGAGGAAACGTAAATGAAGCGCAGGGCTCAGGAAATAATATTACAGGCTAATAATATGCTTGGTTATGAAAACGCCGCAGAGCTTACAAAACAAGCAGTTGCGGCGGTAAATACCATAGCTATGGATATATATTATACCTTAGGGTTAACCGGGTATAAGATGATAACAGGAGTTAACGATGAGCTTGAGTTTGATGAGGAGATTATAAACGATATTATTCCTCACGGTGTGGCAAGTTTGATTGCTGAAATGATGGATGACGGCGATAAACAACAGTTGTATGCCGCGTACTACAACCGCAAACGAGCTAAGCTCACAAAAATAACAGAAATTAAAGACACATTACCGATAGGAGAATATTGATGAGATACAGGATATCAAAAAGCCGAACTGTAAGATTGAGTTTGCCGTCTCTTGTAGGCGGTATAAACGCATGTAATGACAGTGGAGCCGTTGCGGATAATCAGCTTTCTGACGGTATAAACGTAATAGCAGAGGACGGGAACCTTCGTACCCGTCCTGCTCTTGTTTCTAATGAGAATAGTTTTTACAAGCCCCAGGGAGAGATTATAAAGGTCAAGCAAACCGATATGATATTCTCTGACGGTTCGAAAATGGTTGTAGTATGGTTTGACGGTGGTGTGGCATTCTGTAAGTGCTCAGATAACGGCGCATTGGAATGTAAAGGTGTTATTTCTTTTGACGGAAGTATCATCAATGAATGGTCCGCTATACACAATGGACACGTTTACAGTTTTATTACCTTTAAGCCTGCAAACGGTCAGGAAAATGTATATAAAATATTCAAGGATTTCGGTGAAATTTCTGATGAAGAAATATATGCGCCGTTAATTGTTACAAACTGCAGGAGTGATGGTAGCTTAATTCAAGATATAAACGGTGACAGTATCGAAGGATATAATCTTATCGGAGACAGATATCGAATTCAATGGACGGCATTTAATAAAGAATTGTGCGTAGAGTCGCATAAGGCGATATACGGACTTTCACATATCCCGCCGATTAACAGTACCGTAAAGGTAGAAATAACGTTAGATAGCGGTGAGACCGTTGAACATTCGGTAGTAATTACTTCACATACCGAAACCTGCTACGAAGACAAGGTAAACGAGAAAGACGGTATAAAAATCGGTGTACTTGGAAAAAGAGTAATGTTTTATAACGATACAACCTTTTTATTTGTGTGTGGTGACTTGCCTGAAGGCGCTGACAGTAAGGGATATTTTGTAAACAACGTCAGGTCTGGTATCACCATTACAGCAAAATATAAAGGTACCGCCGCAGAAAGAGAACAGATATTCTCCGCAACAAATGCTCAGTGGTTCGGCGGTAACGGCGGACTTATTTCAGGAACACGTTTATTTATAAGCGGTTTTGAGGGTGAGATTTCCAACATACTGCAATGGAGCGGACTTAACGACCCGTTATACTTCCCGGCAGACTGTAACAGTGAGGTTGGTGAAAATAACAACGGCATAACACAGATGGCTAAGCAATCAGATATGCTTGTTATATTCAAAAACCGCGAAATCCATTATTCTACATATTCGGCAGGAGATATTGAAAGTGTGACTAACAGCGCCGCAACCGATTTGTCGGTTGCTACAGCTGTATTTCCCTTAGCTCAGATACCGAGTAGTGTCGGTTGTGATTGCCCGGACACGGTAAGACTTTGCGCGAACAGGCTTGTTTGGCTTAACAGTAACGGCAGAGTATATACCTTGGTATCAGCTAATCAGTATAACGAGAGAAATATTTACGAGGTTTCAGGACCTATTAACAACGTGCTTAAATGTTTTTCTGCAGACGAGCTTAAAAAAGCCTCTGCTTGTGAATATAACGGATATTATGTTTTGTGCATAGGTAAACGAATGTTTTTTATGGATTATACCTCTTATGGCTACAGATATATTTATTCCTACAAAAACGAGGAAGCGGCCGAATCAAAACTTCCTTGGTTTTATATTGAAGCACCCGCCACTTTTGAAAACATTATCGAAATAGGCGGCAATTTAAACGGCTTTACGGTTTTGGATAAATCGCACCTAATTTGTTATAGTGCGAACAAAAATGTTTACAAGGATAAAATAGCGGTTTTAGACGATAACAAAACTTTGATATTCGAGGATAAAAAAATCTATTCTATGCTTCAGAGTAAGATTTTTGATTTTAACTATCCTGAAATGTATAAAAAAATATGCACCGTATTTGCTGAGATAGGCAATACCGAGGGCGATGCCGTGAAAATGTCTTATGTTACCGACAGAACAAAGGCAGTAGAAACGGTTGATGAAGTGAATTACGGTACCGATGAGATTCTTATAAGGCTTAAGAGGGAGTTATCTGATGAAAGCAGTAAATTTATATCTCCTAAAATAGGGTACAGTGAGGCGGAAATAAAAATCTCCACCGATAAAAATAATATATTCAGTTCATATATCGTTCTGAACGGTGTGACAACCTCATTGCCCGGATACTTTAACACGATGCGCCACTATCCTCAGCTTAATTTTATAAAAAAGTTTGCGGTAAGGTTTGAATGTGAAGGTGTATTTTCTCTTGGCAAGGTGTCGGTAAATTATAAAATGATGGGAAGTGTTAAATAATGGCGGATTATAACGCTATAAAAAAGCAAACGGATGAGCAGGCGCAAAAAGCTATTGCTAAATATAATGAAATTCGCGATAAAGAGGTTTTGAATGCCGAAAAAATATATAACGATGAAATTGTAAAGAGTGATGCTGCCTACGAGAAGGTTTTTGATAAAGCAAATGTAGACAGAATTGTTAATGAAAAGTTTGCGGCCGAAGCAGCGGCAAATATGGGACAATCTAAGTCCGGTTATAACCGTAACCGTCAGACACAAATAAAACTTGCCTACGGTAACGCGGTTCTTGAAACCGAATTACAGAAAACCGCCGCCGCAAATACAATACGCCAACAGCTTGCGCAGTATAAGGCAGGTGTTGAGACTGAGAAGTCGCAGTATGCTCTTGCTACTCAGCAGTCCTTTGACCAGTTGGCACAACAGAGCTATAACACTCAGTATGCGGCAGAAAAGGAAGCAGCAGCTAAGATAACAGCGGCAAGGATAAGTGCGGCGAATAATCAAGAAAAAGAATTGAATGATTTATATGATAAGCTTAACAGCGCAGATTATGAAGGCAGAGACAAGCAAAAGGCATTACTTATAAATAATTATTGCAAGAAGTATGGGGTTTCTCCAACAGAATTATTGAATTTTATCGAGATGTCTGAAGATGATTTTAATAAATATATTTGGGGAGTTACCACACCAGCCCCGTCAAGTGTTACTACCGGAGCTATAGAAACAATATCTGCGGGGGTTGGAAACGGAATTAATGATGTGCTTAATGGGAAAACACCTGGAATTAATGATGTGCTTAATGGGAAAACACCTCAAAGCGATAAGCAAAAAAATAATACAACATGGGATTATAGTAAGTATTCGTTTAAATAGGGAGATTCAAAATGTCTTACAGTGAATATTTAAAAAAGCATAATTTAACAGAGCAAAAGAATGAAACTTATAATGAGTATGTAAACAGAATGCAAACAAATAAGGTGAATTCTTTTATAGAATCGCACAATAGAATGATTGGTAAATATACGAATCTTTCGCAAACTGATTTGTCTAAATACGGCGACTATTCCAGTATTAAAAAAGGATATTCTGATTTGAATATCGGGCTTCCTTTATTAAAAGCTAATCTTGATTCAATCAAGAATTATATTTCAGAAGAAAATTATAATAAATTTTCTAAAAATCTTACGGATATACAGGGTACTGTTAAAAACAATATCGAAGTTACACAAAACGCTATTGATTTTTATAGCGACTTTGAAAACGAAGGGCAGTATACCGACTGGCAAAATGATATTAAGTTTTCCACACAGTACGGTGAGCTTACACCTCAGCAGGTAAAGGATAAGCTTGCAAAATATCAAGGAATAGATGCCCTTTCTGATGAAGATAAAGCTCTGATAAAATGGCTATCTAATTATGATATAACCCATGGCGTTAAGAATGAGAGCTATTATACCGAAACGCTAAAAGCACTTAAAAACGAGAAAGGCGCGCTGGAGTGGAAGGTATATAATTATTCTTTAAATCAACCAGCAATGCACGAAAAAGAAATAAATGATATCAATAGTCGTCTTGAAGAAATTAACTCACGAATATCTCAATTAAATTCTGCCCGTACACGATATAAAAATGAACAGGTATTTGAAGACAAGGGTTATTCTAAATATCTTGATGCAGCTGATTTTGAAGAGTATAAGAAAGTTGGCCAAGATATTCATAAAACTGAATATGTGGAAGCAAAAGATTGGAGCAATAAGAATTGGGACCAAAAAAACCTTCCGACAGAGAATCTTGACCAGCTTATTGAAAACGTATTACCAAAACTAAAGGACGAAGAAAAAGGCGTGTATTTTTATCTTTTGGCAAAAGATAAAAAGGAAGGAACCAAAACGGCGGAAAATTTCCTCAAAGATATGGAAAACACCGCCTCTCAAAGATTAAATGATGATATTGCAGAAGCAATTAAAAGCGATATGTCGGCAGGTGGCTTTGAGGGTACACTCGCAATTATTGGATACAACGCTTTATCCATTCCTGCAAACATTGTCGGTGGTGTACCGGCTGTTTTAGGTGCAGCAGGTGATTTGATTGCCGGTGAGGATATCAATGTTTACGGTAATTCCTATGCGCTTGTTAATTTTGCTAATACGGTGCGCGGCACTACAGGTGAAATGATAGGCAATGACGGTTGGAATCTTGTTTATCAGTCACTTATGAGTGCTGCAGATAGTTTTGTTGGCGCCACAGCATTTGGAAATGCATATCCGATTATTATGGCTACAACTGCCGCCTCGAACAGAGCAAAGGAACTTGTAGAGCAAGGGGCAAGTGACGGACAGATTATTATAGGCTCTCTGGCAAGCGGTCTCATAGAAATGGCAACCGAAAAGTTCTCGGTTGAAAACTTCCTCGATAATATAAAACCCACTACTTTTAAGCAGTGGATGTTATCAACTATTCAACAGGCGGGAATAGAAGCCAGCGAAGAGGTAGCGAGTGAGATACTGAACAAAATAACTGACGAAGCCATTCGCGGTTCTATGAGCGATTATAACCAGCTTGTAAGAAAATATATGCAAGAAGAAGGTCTAAGCGAAGCTGAAGCTAAGAAAAAAGCCGCACAGAGCGCGTTTAAGGATATCTACGAAGCGGCTTTAGGCGGTATTATATCCGGTGGCGCTATGGGTGGCGCCGGCGGTATGGTTCAGATGAGCAATTATAAAGCTGTAGGTAACGCTATAATCAGCAAAGGCGAAGTAGAAACGGTTTTACTCGCTGCTGAAAGTATGGGTAAACTTGACCCCGAGATTGCAGGTCAGACAGAAGCTTTAAAGAATTATACCAAGAACAGCAAGAATAACGCTCAGAACAACGCTACATATAAGCGTATGCTTGGTAAGATTGCGGTTACTACGGCGCAGAACAGCACCCAGGTTAAGCAGAACCTTATTGAGTCTGCCGTTAAAAATGAACTTTCTAAAAATAAGGTTAACGGCAAGTTAGCGGATAAGATTATAAAAGCCGTGAGTAAATATGTTACAGGAGATAAAATGTCTTCTTCCGACCAAGGTTATGTTAAGCATAACAGCACAGCCGGTGAAATACTCAGAGCAATTTCCTCGGCGCAGGAAGCGGTAAAAGGTGACGTTTCACCTGCCACAGACAACTCATCGGCTACAAGTAGCGCGCCTGAGTGGGCGGTAAATCTTGTAAATAAGCTTAATATTGTTGATAACGCTACTGAGATAGTAAATGCGGCGGTTACGGGTAAAACCAAAGAGGAAGCTAAAACCCAAGAAAGAAACCGTATGATAAAGCTTCTTAGTATTGCTTCGGGTAAAACCACAGCCCAGCAAGAAGCTGAGGCAGGAGATATTCCGTATTCTCAGTATATTAAGCAAAAGGAAGCTGAGCAAAAAGAAAACACCGCCGAGAATAGCGGTGAGGGTTCAGAGAATACCACCAAAGCAAAAGAAATTTCGGAAGCGGATAGGAAGAAACAGGCTGAAAGGCAGGAAAAGGTTAAGAGCCTTTGTGATTTATTTGGTTTATCTCTCGAATGGAATGAAAAAATAAAGAGAGGTAAATATAATCCTGACACAAGGACGGTATTTATTAACCCGAACCTTACTCTTACCGAAATGTATATTGAGGTATTAAAGCACGAATTCACCCACGACCTTGAGAACAGAAGGCTGTATAAGGGCTTTAAGGAATTTTTATTTGGTAAGAGCATAAACTTCAGAGATTATTGCGAAACTGCCCTTAAGAACGACTACGGCGAGGAACTTAAGGGTGACGAAGCTATTAAAAGACTAACCCAGCTTAAGTACCGGGATTATATGAGCTCTGAAGAAATGAGTGACGAAGAAAAAGCTACTTTCGATAACGAAGCAGCAGAACGTGAAATTGTTGCTGATTTTGTTGCTGAGCGTTTGCTTGGTGGAAAAGGTACTGACGGTAATTTTGAAAATGAATCTTATGAGGCCTTAAAGGAACTATCAGAATATCACCGAAGCGGTTTTCAGAGATTCGTTGACTGGATAAGAGAGCTTATAAATAAAATTAAAGGTCAGCCCACCTTTAAGGATATGGCCGACGAGCTTGAATATCTAAACTCTCAAATTGCTAAGGTGTATGATTCGAGGGTGAATAGTATAAGCAATTCTACTATAGAAAAACATTCTATAATAAAAAATATAGTTGATACAAACGGAAAAGAATATGGACCGGGTGTATTATTAGATACTAATATTTTTGATGGTACAAAGCCGCGAAACTGGGGATATGTTCTAAAAGATTATCTAACTAATCGAATTAAGAACAACGGTACGTTTATCATGCCTATTATAGATGAAAATGGTGATGTTCAAAATCTTCAGTTTGCGAGACTAAACGAGCGTGTTAGCAAGAATAATGCCGAACCTCATAAAGCGATAGGTAAATTAATTAACACAACAGATAATATATCAAAATTATCAACCATACATATAAACGAGATAATCGACGTTTCTGAGGAGCAGAAAGATTATTTCTCTGAACCGGATGGCCATGGAAAATTTGATAGTAATGGTTGGCTACACCGAAAAGCTTATGTAATTGATGCTAAGAAAAAATTAATTTATGAAATATCTATAGACATTGCAAAAACAGAAGATGGCAGATGCGTATTGTACGCTTTAAATGGTAAAACAAAAAAAGTAGGTCCCGCGTACGTGAACTATTCGAACGAAAGTTCAAATGTTCTACAACAGCAAACCTACTCTAATGGTAGATTACCACAAAATTCTCCTACTGTCAAGGAAAATTCGGATAACACCGACTCTCATTCCATTGCGGTGCCGTTTAGCGAGGAATTTAAGGCGGATAAGCGTAAGAGATATGCTAAAAGTCTTGTTAAGAAATACGGTGGTAATATTGATGGCGCAGAGCTTGAAAATTATCTTAAGGAAATAGCTAAAGCAGCAGAGGAAAACAATTACTCTGAAGCATTTAAAATCTCGCGAGAAATGGCGCAATATATTTCAGATAATGGTGCTAAATCAATTGGAAAGACGGTTCAAAGAAACAAAATTAAAGAGATTTTTAATACTTTCTTTACTCAAAACAAGGCAATTAGCAACAGGGCTCAACTTGAAAATAAATTAGTTAATGCATTAGACCTTATAATGCAGAGCAAAACCGATAATGTGAACGAAAATGCCATATCGGAAGCGGATGGAATTATTGAAGAGTTGGCGCGGGAACTTGTTGAAGCGCCTAACGTTAATTCAGCAGAGTATAAGCGTCAAAGAAAAATCATCAATATACTTGATATGGCGCGCATTAAAATTTCCAAAGACATTGAAAACGGTGATTTTCCCGATGGTTTTAATTCTTTCAGGCGAAAAAACCGAGGAAAAATATGGCTATCAAAAAGCGGTGTGGATATCAATGAAGTTTATGACGAACTTGCTAAAGAATTCGGCGCCGAACTTTTCCCAAACGATATCGAGGGCGACTTCGAAAGGTTAATGAAAATATCGGATGTTGTTAACGCTAAGTACGATGCAGACGGTAACGTTCTGACGAGCATTGAAGCTTTAACTGAAGATATTAAAAACGAAATTCGCGAAGCTGCAGATAAGATTATCGAGGATGCTCTTTCTGATGAGACGGTTAAGCCTGAGGAAAATCTTGCAGAAAAGGTTTTTGATATGGCGGTTTATGACCGTACTGAAGAAATTTCATATAAGGCTAGAGAAGCACAGAAGAAGATTTCTGAAAAGAAAAACCGAGAATTTACAAATGCTACCAAACAGCGTTTTGCGGATATGGATAAAACGGTTGACGAAATTGTTAAAGCTGAGCTTGAGGCAAGAGAAATTCGCCAGGACCGTCAGAAGAATATTGAGGCAATACGCAAGACGGTAAACAGCCTATATAAAAAACTTACCACTAACAGCAACACAAAGCATATACCTGAAGGCTTTAAGTGGGCGGTTATGGATATTTGCGAAATCTTTTACAGAAGTGACCTAACTGTTTTTGACAGACGAGATTTTCATACCCTTAGTTCTATGTATGACAAGGTTTCAAAAGAGTCGAAAGGTGAAGGCCTTGACACCGAAAGTGTTTTCGATGAAGAAATAAGCGAAATGATTATAACAATTGCCGATGCAATTGACGGTAAAAGACTTAATCAACTTAATAGCGTACAGGTGGCGGTACTTCGAAACATTATTGATAATATAAACCATATCGTTAATGAAGAAGACAAGATAAGAATTGCCGGTAAGAAGTATGAAACCGAAACACTTGGCCGCGAAGCTATAAAGGATTTTTCGGGCAAAAAGCGTGTTGCTAATCTTCCACTTATAGAGGGCTCTCGTAATTTCTTAAAATATAATAATCTGTCACCGGTATACTTTTTTGAGAACGTCGGCGATACCCTTAAAAAGCTGTATGACGAGATACGGCGCGGCATGGACAAGATTGCGCATAACCTCGACCATACCAAAAATTATTTTACTGATGTTAAAGAAAAATATAACTATGACAGCTGGAAAAATGAAACAGTAGAGCTTGATACCGAATATGGCGGTAAGCTAACCTTGAGCATTGAACAGGCTATGCAGTTATATGCTACGGCCAAACGCGAACTTACAAACAAAGCTCAGGAATCAAGGCATATTTTTGCAGGCGGTATTACGTTTTTGACGAAAAAGTTAAATGAACGTATTAAGAGCATAAATAAAAGCGGTAAAACGTCTGAAAAAATAAATGAATTGCTAATTGATGAACTGGCTGATGCTGCTATACAAATAACGCTATCAGATATTACAAAGCTTAGCACGATGTTAAGTGATGAGCAGATAGGGTATGTAAACAGTATTGTTAAGTATATGTCTGAAAATATGGCGGCGCTGGGTAATGAAACGTCTTTGGAACTTTACGGTATTCGTAAATTTAATGAGGACTATTATATCCCATATAAAACTTCGGACGATTATCTTGCTACACAGCCCGGATATAAGCCACCGAAAACTCATCAGAGCGCTTCTTTTACAAAGAATACAGTTAAAAAAGCAAGTACCCCTATTGTAATTGAAGGCTTTTCGAACGTTGCGGCCAAGCACTGTAATCAGATGATTATGTATAACGCGCTGACTGTACCGCTAAATAACCTTACAAAGATTTACAACTTTAATCAAAATGTAGGCGCTGAGGATGAGCGCAGTCAGAGCCTTAAAAGTCTTATAAGCACCACAATGGGCACCGGCGCCAATAAGTACATTGAGCAGTTCATTAAAGATATGAATGGCGATGCGCGTATTGCGGTAGGGGAAGAGGCAAGCAATAAACTGCTGAGAATTTTTAAAGCAAATGCGGTTATGGCCTCAGCTTCTGTAGTGATTCAACAGCCTGCATCCATCGGCCGAGCAATAGCATATATAGAGCCTAAATATTTCTTTGGTGCTAAAGGCGGCAAAGGGGATTATGAGCAGCTCAAAAAGTATTGCGGTGCAGCAGTGTTTAAAGAAATGGGCCGTTTTGATACCGGACTTGGCACAGGAACGGCAGACTGGTTACTGCAGACAAAACCTAAAGGTGTAAAAAATAAAACTTCAGCCTTCCTTAAAAATGAGCAGGGTTACAGGGATGGTGCCTTTTCTTACGCAGCAAGTAAAGCTGATGAGAAGACCTGGAGTGCAATATGGAGAGCAGCAAAAAATAAAGTAGCTGCAGAAACCGACCTTAAGGTTGACAGTGAAGAACTTTTAATCGAGGCAGGTAAACTTGTAAGTGAGGTTATTGATAAGACTCAGGTTTACGATTCAACTATCAGCCGTTCTCAGATTATGAGAAGCAACTCTCCGATTGTGAAAATGGCAACAGCGTTTATGGCCGAGCCGACGGTTACGCTTAATATGCTTTATGATGCGGCTAAGGATTTTTCGTCTAAAAACTATAAAAAAGGTTTAAGCAAGGTTTCTGCGGTAGCGGTTACTGCAGTGCTTACAGCGTTACTTAAGTCGCTCGTTACTGCCGCCAGAGATGATGACGAATACAAATCGTATTTAGAAAAATATCTCAGCGACGTTGCTACCGAAAGTATTGATAATTTTTTGCCGTTTAATATGCTACCTTACATAAGAGATATCTATTCTATTATTCAAGGATATGATGTTAAGCGTTCCGATATGGAAGCTATAGACACATTTGTATCTGCAGCAAAAAGCTTATTTGATGCAGAAGAGAGTGTCGGCAAAAAGTTTGATACGTTTCTTGATGCTCTTGGTGCTTTTATCGGTATACCGTATAAAAATATATCGCGTGATTTTATGGCTGTCTTTAATACCGGGAAGAGTTTTATTGAAGGTGAAAATAAAACAACCTGGGACGGTATATGGTACGCGATATGTGAGGATTTACCAATAGGCGCTAAAGCAGATAGTAAGTCAGTTAACTATGACAGATTACTCAGCGCCGCGGAAAGCGGAGATACAGAAAAGTTTGAGAAGGTAAAAGACCATCTTGAAGAACTCGGCGCCGATGATGATGCAATTAAATCGGGTCTTAAAAAGTCTATAAAGAAAAACAGTGACGAATATCAGGATGATTTTCAGGATTATATGAACAAGCTTTATAGAATCGCTTTCTTTGATAATCTTTCGGCTGAAGAAAAGAAAAAAGTTGAAAATAACATTTCAAATTTCGTTGCGGAAGAAATAGTAACCGATATTATCGGCGAAGAACCCGAAAAGAAAGGTGAAAAGAAAAAGACCGACCCCTACGATAATGTGCGTGAGGCTGAAAATAAGGGCATTGGAGCTGAGTATTATTATCTTTCTAAAATTGCAACAAATAAGGATAACGCCGATTATAACAAAAACGGTTCGGTTACAAAAAAGGAGAAGCTCAGAGCAGTTCGTGAGATGGATTTACCCAGTGATATCAAAGCGGCGCTTATAGCGTTATACAGGTAAAAATCAAAGCGCTAAGGGTAACACCTTAGCGCAGAAAGGAAAAGATAGAATGTTTGGAAATGTAATTAAATTGGACCTTGCGGAGCTTAAGGCTCAAATATCGGGAGATATTGCAAATGAGGTTAAGGAGAAAATACTGGATAACATTCATCCAATAGGAAGTATTTATCTTACTATGAACAGTGAGAATCCCCATAGCATTTTCGGAGGCACGTGGAAGCTTATAGCCCAGGGCAAGACCTTGGTGGGCGTGGACGTCAATTCTGAGAATGAAAACCTTAAGACTTCCGGCAAAGAGTTCGGTGAAGCAGAGCATACGCTTACGACAGAAGAAATGCCAAGTCACGGGCACGATTTTTCAGGACAACTCTATTGGAGTTCTGCAGATGGCGGTTATGCGGCCTTTAGAACCGGTACTAAAGAAAACAACCAAGGCAAAGGACAGTTGTTAACACAAAAGGTAGGCGGCGGTCAGCCTCATAATAACTATCAGCCCAGCTTTACCTGCTATATATGGCAGAGGGTTGAGGACGAAGTTCAGGTAACCACTGAGGAAGGATGATTTTATGAATATAAGAGAAATTAACTATTCGGTATACATAAACGATATTCTTCCTAAAACGGTACAGCGCGCCGGGGTTCAAAACGAGCATAATGCTACCGTTTTGAACTTCAGGTTAATGGATGAACTTATAAATAAATTAAAGGCAATTCCTGCAGGTCGTAAACTTTACTACAGATTTGATGTTTATGATAGCGGTGGCGGGTATCATCCAACAGTTCCTAAAGAACTTGGTTTAAAAAATAATATTTTAACATACGAAATCGGTCAGGCGGTTACTGCTGCAGGAGGTACATTTACAGCGTATCTGGTTATATGCATGATACTTGCTGATGAAACGGAACTTATAGTTTACGTTAAACCTGCATTATTGGAACTTGAAAACGTTCCTGATGGTACGGCATCAGAGGAAAGGGAAATTGTCAATGTATCCACCCCGGTAGCTGCGGCCGAGAATTATGCGAAGCAAAGCCTTGAAAATGCAAAAAAAGCCAAAGAGGAATATCAAAACGCTAAGAAATTAGTTGAGGAATTCAATCTCAAACTATTGTCCGGTAAGCGCAACTTTATCGGAATTACTAAAACAAATGTTTCCGATAATTCGACAAGTGAATATGTGGTTTTGATTGATGGTACCGAACACTATGCGGAATATGGTGATGTTGTTTTAACTGAAGCGGCATTTAAATATGACCTTGATAATGACGGCCATACCGATGAGTATGACTCGGAACTTTTAAATCTATATTTAGCGGGTTCGATTCCACTTAATAAAGATTATGATTATTCCATTGGAGATAGAGCAATTCTTAAACTTCTTCTTGCCGGTGCTTATGGCTCCTGCTATTATTGGTGGAATGGCAAGGAATGGAAACCATATTCCATGATATCAGACAGGGTATATAATCCTAAATCATTAAATCCACAAAGCGGTATCGCGGTGGACGAGGCTATTAAAGCGGCTATAAATGAGGAGTCTTATAAAAATGCGATAGCCGATATCGTTCTCAATAATATGCCAAATGGAGATGAGGTGAGTTATTAATGGCAAAGAAGGTATACGAAGAAAAAAAGATAAAGGCTATCGCAGATAAAATCCGAGAAAAAACGGGAGAAAACGCTACGTATAAAACAAGCCAAATGCCTG